TCTCCTCGGGAAGCATATACTGCATCGCAAGGCTGAACATCTGACGATACACCTGCGACCAAGAAAGGAAGAAGTTGTTTACCACGAACTGCTGAATCATCTGAGTCTGCGTGGGAACGACGTTGGGATGATACAGACCGAACTGCTGGGCCACCTTGAGTTCAATCCTGTCCATCAGGTTGAAGGCGGTTGCAGGAGTTCCGCTGGGAGGCGGAAGCCAAGCGTAGTCGTCCTTGTTGTTGACCGGCAGCAACTGTCCAGGTCCGATTCTCTGGTTGCTTGCAAGCCTTCTGCTGCAAGTCATCGGAGGCATCACCTCGAAAGCGGTCCTGTCTCTTGAGGCATCGTGCTGAGCCTTGAGTTCCTCCTGGTCGGTGAACAGGATTTCAGGAATGCCTCTGGACTCGACGACGGGGCGGCGAAGGCGTTCACGGCGAAGTTCAACGAACGGATACTCTCCGTGGGCATACTCGAGAATCTCGTGCTTTCCGTAAAGGTCGTTCTGCGTCTGAGGGCAGAACACAGTGTAGTAGATTGCAGCCTTGCCGTTCTCGTCCAACTGGCGTGCGTAGGCATACACAATCTCAATCAGATTGTTGGCCTTTTCAACGGCATTGGGGACTGAGTTGATAAGCGGGACAAGGTTGGAGTCGTGCAGATACCCTGACTTGCCAGCGGTATTTACCGCTTCCTCCATGAACTCTTCCGACCAACCTTCGGTCAGTCCAATGCTCTTCATCTGCACCTCGGTCATGAAGGTCCGCTTGAAAATCATCCGAGCCTCCTGAAGTTCCACCGTTTCAGGCGGGAAGGCGATTTCATCAAAGGGCTTGAGTGCGGCTACGACGGGCAGATTTCTCTGGATGTAGGGCTGCTGGTAAGAAGCCGCACCGGTATCAATCAGGGACTGGACGATTCTGCGTCCTTCCTTCTGGTCGCACATCAGAGCCTGAGAAACCATCATCACGGCAAGGTCGCTGACGGACTTGTTCTGGATTGCCTCAAAAACCTGCTGGAGCAGGACGTTGCCCTGCTGGGCGGCGGCACCAAGGTCCTGCATCGTGATGGTGTCATCACGCTTTGAGATTCTGCGCTCCCAGCCGATGTGCATGGCCGACCATCCGAACTGGAAAGCATACTGAGCCCACAGTTCAGCCTCACGCTCAAGTTCAGCACGAATCTTGCTGTTCACAATCCAGTGCATCAAGGTCTGGGCGGCGGCTGAACGCTCTGCGTCGCCCATCTCAATTCCGCTGACACGGATGTTGGCCCTCTGCCACGAAGTCATGCAGAGCATCACCAACTGGTTGATTACGTTGTCAATGAGGCGGTTGCGAACGTCAGAAGAGCCCTCGAAGGGAAACGGTTCATAGCCGAGATACTCCTCGTGCTTCTTGCCGTCGTCGCTCTGTCCCTCCCAACGGCACATGCGCTGGTCGTCAGAGGTCGTGAGTCGGCTCATGTTGCCGCCGTAATAGAGCGACCGATTCAGTTCATCATTGAGATACTGAATGTCGGGGTTTACGCTTGAGTAAGCGATTTTGTCTGCGGGGTTTCCCCAGATTTGTTCTGACATGTTAAATTGATAGCATCTTGAAAGCGAAAAATCAATAAGAACCTCCGCCCCAAGGCTTGTAAGAATTCTGATTCTCGTATTCAGGGTTCATTACCGCAACATATCTTAAAGCGTCAATCGGGTCTTTGGTCGCACCTTTGTCACCATCCTGGCCCGTCCACTCACGCATGGAGTAAATCAAGTTTTGACACTTCTCTGAAATGTAAAGTTTGGGTTGGTTGAGCGTAGATACTGGCTGATTGACATCATATGACAGCCAATCATTGATGATTGAGATGCCCTGCTCTATCTTAATACCAGCAGAAGGCTTAAAATACATAGGCTGCTCACCACTACCAAGCAACTCAATAAGAGAAGTGCCTCCTTGATGTCCAACGGCTTGGGTCGCCCCCGCCCTCGGGTCAATATACCTTTCCGCAATCTCCTCTTTGCCTTCGAGTTCACGAATCAGGTCTTTGTATTCGTCAATCCCTCTTCCGGACCCTGCTCTTTGGGCTGGACCTTCTTTCCCATCAGGCTTCGAATCAGCGAGAGCCCATTCTCCATGAGTTTCGTCAGGAAATTCCCTGTAAACGAAAATGTTGCCGTCTTCAGTGACTCTTGCCCAGAGCATGAACCAATTTCTCGCTCCAGCAGGGTCACATGACATGAAGTTTGTTCCTTTTTCCGGGATTTTCTCGTCTTGGATGACGTGGATTTCGCTGAATAGCGGGAATTGCGACCCTGCGAGGGCTTGCGCCCACCCGTATGCTCTGATTTTCTTCTCATATTCTGTTTTGGATGAAAGTTCCTTCACCATTCTCTCAAACGGAGAGTAAACGTTGAACTTTGAATGAAACCAGATGATGCCCTGGTTGCGATTTCGGCTCTCTGCGGTGAACGGCATATGACCTTTTGGGCATCCAGTGACATGAATCAAGTTCTGATTCAGTATTTCCGCCTTTTCGGTCTTCAAAAACCTGCAACCGCTGACATATTCCTTCACGACCTGTGAAAAACCGCTGATAGGAGTGAAGGTGACCAGCAATTTGCCCATCCTGGTGAGGATTCGGTAGCGAAGCGTCTGAATCCAGTCAAGGGGAACGAGTTCGTCACACCAGATGAAGTCTGGTTCGCCGCCTTCGATGACCACCTTGTCCTGTGCGTAGTTCATGAAGATGCACTGCGACCCGTTTGGCAGCACGAAACTGTTGTTTGAGAAGCCGTTTTTGAGAGAATACTGGATGTTGGTGACCCTTCCCTTCTTCAGAGTCTTGAACTCCTGAGGAATATACTTCCAAACGACGTTCTGCTGCATCTGGATTGACGACATTGAGGTGGTGTGGATGCACCAGACGATTGCGTTTGGCTTGTTGACGAGCGTGTAGATGGCTCTTTTGGCGGCATACTCGGTTTTTCCGGCACGATTGCCTCCAAGGATGAGCAATTCGTCCTTCTCCTTGAGCAGATTGTCAGCCTCTTCCCAGTGGAACGGTTCATAACCATGACGATAAGGGTCTTCTTTCTCGGCACGAATCTTGTCCTCACGAAGTTGGATGAGTTTCGACACGTATTCTGCACCGTTTTTTTCTACAAGGTTGCGAAGAACGCCCTCCTCCGGCTTCTTGAGCACGGGATGCTCAGTCATTTTGTCAATGATTGAGGAGATGTTCACTTGAAGAATTCGTGCTCCAAATTGATTAAGGCTTTGGGATTATCTCTTTGAGCCTGTTTATTTGGTATTGTTCTTGGAGTAGGGACTATCTCTCCAGAAGAATTGCGGAAAACAGGGGTCATAGGTCCGTAACTAATATAATCCAGTTTATCTTGAGTGTCTGCATCAAGTTTGTCTGCTGGTGCTTTTTCAGGTGCCCCAAGGTCGTTAACAGGACCAATCCCCATTCGAAGAGGAGTGAATGGAATCCCATATTCAATAGTCGCAATAATAGGACCTTTGTTTGCAACTTCATTGGCGTATCCCAAAACTCCAGCAGTTCCTACTGCAACCTTTGCAGCAGTTCCAACAGCACCAATTCCCTTTTGAACTTCAGGCTGAGCAATCACGCTCTTCATGTTCCAAAGTGCATTTCTTGCATGCTGACCAATGGTGCGTTCTTTTACCGGAGTAATCCCATCATAAAGAACAACGGGATTCGTGCTTCCAATCGTTGCCCTTACTGATTCCATTTCATTTGGAATCACAGTTCCAACGGAAGATTTTGTAGCATACAGGTTGTCTCCAACTTTGATGAATCTTTCGTCAAGTATCTCCTGCGGAACAGGTCCAGCCTGTCTGTAATAAATACGGTCGGCAATGTCAACAGGGTCGGTTTGAACAAGCCTGACTCCCGCCCTGTTCTCAGGATTTATTCTCTGAATAAAAGAAGGCTTGTCCTTGGATGGCTTCATCGTCACATATCCAGACCTTTTCTTTGCGACATCCCTGTTCTTGTCTCCCGTAGCAATAACAACTCCACCTTTGTCATACAAAGGGTTTTTCCCAGATTGTATTCTGTCTAGAAATTCATCCGTAACCTGAATATACAGGTTTTTAACATCTTTTGGATTGGCTTTCAGACCATCCGTATTTGCAAGATGTCTTAAATGGCTTTCAGTTACTCTGTAATCTTCCACCGGAGTCCCGGCGGCAAAATACGCCTTTCTTCCGAAATTTTTTGACCCTCTAATTGAACCAGTTTCAAGTATGTCATCGAGAGCGTTTAAAGTCAAAGGCCTGTCTTTAGTTTCCCAATACATTCCGTCCTCTTGAAAATAAGGACCATAATTCACAATCCTGTAATAGTCGTTCATCTTGTTGTGGACATTTGCAGCAATCGGATGGCTGTAAACGTCAACAGTTTTCATGTTGTCATGAATCATCCCTCCACTCCTATACCATTCACGGACGACATAGGGTTCGTCGCCAACGATTTTTTGAACAGGTAAATATCTGTCAGCCATGACTCACCAGGCCTTGCAGGACCAATAGCGAGCCTTGGTCTTGGGACCAGGGTTCGCACAGTTGTGCCGAGCACGGAATGACTTCCTGCGAGCAGGGATGTCCTTCTTGATGGACATGTTGGGGTCGCCGAAACGGACAATCTTCACCTTGCCTCCGTCCTTCACATAGACGGCGGACTTCTTCGGACCTCCGGGAGTCCTGAAGGGGCGGTTGAGGGTGACTTTCTTTCCGTTCTTGGTAGCCATGATTATAAAAATGTGGTGCTGTCGTCTGCGTCGAACGCTTCAGCGTCCTCTTCGGTTTCCTCTCCCAGTTCGATTAAGAGTGGAAGAAAACCTTCTCTTGTAGTCGTAGGCGATAGCGAGCGCCTGCTTCCTCGGCTTGCCGGCCCTGATTTCCGCTGACACATTTTTGCGGAAGGCAGCACGGCTGCCCGACTTAATCAGCGGCACTTGCAGTCCTTCCCCCGGTAGTTCTTGGACTCACGGATTCCGGCCTTCTTGCCGTGCATGGCCTTCTCAATCATGACCATCTTCTTGTGGGCGTTCTTGCCTTCGGCCTTCTCGTGGGCCTTGCGGGACTTTTCAGAGGAGTATTCCATGGGTTGACAATGAAACAGATTACTCCGGCTTTTCAAACCCGAACTTGTGATGCTTGTTCATAAGTGCGTAGCACTTATCCAAAATTTTTTTGTGGGACTCCGCCGTCTCCTCCCTGCTGACTACGAAGACGGCCTCCTCTCCGCTGGGGAGAAAGACGATTACTGCGGCCTCTGAGCCGTAAGTTGACAGGTTCTTGAGAAATGAGGTGGTGCTTGCCTCGACCTGCTCGTGCATGTGTGCGGCAAGGATGTTGCCGATGCTACGACGCTTACGAGGCATAGACACGTCCCTGATTGTTGACTTTGAACAATCCAATCCACTTGCCGCCACGGTGCACGGCGTTGATGATGTGCCCCGGCCTCAAGGGTGCCGAATCACGCACCCAGACGTTCTCCCACTGCCCACGAATCTCGCAAGCCACCAGACGGCGGTTGGGCAACTTCTGGCGGACGATGGCAGGAACGATAATGTCAGTAGGCTTCACTTCCTTTTCGGTGGCATCCTTGACAGGTTCTTGCGTAGATTGCGCCGGCTCGTGCTTGGCCTCAGAAACAAAGTCAATACCCTTGGTCTTGAGCAACTTCTTCAGGCCACCCTCGGTCCACAGAATCACCTTGGTGTTGTTCTTAGCCTCAACCAAAAAGTCAACACCCTCCTTGAACCCGTCAGACTTCCTGAGTTCAACCAACTCCTTCTTCGTGAACGGATACGTGTCAATTATGGTGCGCTCCTTGAACATGCCCATAATCTCAACGACATCAGCCAATTAGCAAATCAAAATCTACACGCCACAGTCACACCCCCGCCAGTTTTCCGAGGGGGGGGCGCCAGATTTCTGGCGGGGGGGGCGCCAGATTTCTGGCACATATATATATAGAGGATATAAATAGACTATAAATAAAAGGACACCGCCAGATTTCTAGCACCTTGACACTCAAGAGTTTTGTAAACTAAACCAACACAAAGTTTCCAAATAGGCCTTTGACACCTGCCTTTTGTAAAAAAAGTCTGAATGGGGGGACCAGTCTCGCCTGGACTCCTTCCGCTAGGGGTCATTCCCCCCCGCCCCCCTTGTTTTTTACATTTTTTACACATTTCCGAAAGCGTGGCGGGAAGGGGGCAAGGCGGCGTTTTGGCGGGGCTGGCAAGGGTTAGACAGCGGGGGGCTTCTGAAAGCCCGCCAGCGGGCACGCTAGGGGGCTGGAAACGCTATCCCCGCTAGCGTGCTAGCAGGGGTAGCAAAACACCCCCTAAAACCCCTGCTTTTTTTGACAGATTAGGGTTGAGGAAAGCCCCAAAACCGCCACTATTGATGATGTAAGGTTCATTGACAGTTAAACGACAGCACGCAGGGCGGGGGGGGCGAAAGCCCCTTACCAGCCGAGCGAGGAAAGGGGGGCTTGCCCCCCGAAAGTAAGCCAGAAGTAAGGGTTAATCGGAAGGAAGCCAGCAGGGGGCAAAGCCCCCGCCAATGCTGGTGCGGAAAGCAGGGCGATTGAAAACCGCCCCCGAAGTAGGTCGAAAGACGAAAGCCAAGCCCCGATTAGCGTCTAGTCCGCCGCATCATAAATCCGTAAATAGTGAGGTAGATGCGGCGTAAGGTTGAACCCTCCAATAAGCGAACCCCTAACCTAGTGTGAGGCAAAAACGGTGAAACTCCAATTTATCGATGGCATACCGATGCCCCCCGCAAGGGGGGAGAAAGTAGCAACGGAGTAAACCCCGCAAGGGGTAGCATCCAAAGCGAAATGCCCCGCCGAAAGGCGAGATAGAAAGGAGAGAGCAAACTATGTCTAACAAACTGAACAACGATGGTTACGACCGCCCCGAAGTGGAGGTCGTTGCCCTCGAAGCGGTGATGAAGACCTTGCACGCTTCTTCCATTAACATTGCGGCTAACTTCCGCCTTGCGAATGGCCAGAAGGTCGTCGGGGTCATCGTCCTCCCTAAGAAGTTCCTGACTGTGGGCGGCTCGGCTAACCACGCTGTGCTGTTCCTCGCCAAGGGCTTCTTCGAATCCCAGGAGGACTTCATCACCCGCTGCGAAGAGGTCGGCATCACCCGCGAAGAACTCGTGGAGCGTCCCGGCCTGTCGAAGAAGAACGACTAATCCTCGGGCTTCTGTTCGAGGTGGGGGGTCAAACCCCCGCCTCCTGTTTGCTCTCTCCTTCCCCTTTCTCCAA